CAAAATTATATGTAACAGCTGCAGATGATAGCTGGACTACAAACCCTGCATTTAACCCAACCCAGTATCTATCAGAGTTTGTTACTAATACACGTTTTCCACGCAGCGCGGTAGATGCCTGCTCTAAAGGCGTATTGCCACCTAAGGGCAACACAATTAACGTGCCTGCACTTGTAGACTCAGAGGGCGGCCTTTCAGGTGTAGCACCTGTAGTAACCGTTGAAGCTGAGGCCGGGGCTGTAGCTAATACAGGTATGGTAACCCAGTACTTAACCGGTACTGTAAATAAGTACTCAGGTATGAATACGCTTTCTGTTGAGTTGCTAGAGCGCACAGATAATCCACAATTCTTTGCAGAATTGACTAATCAGCTCCAAATTGCGTATATGAACGCAACAGATCAAGCGGTAATTACTGCAATTAACGCAACAGGCTTTACTAGCACAGGCGTAGCAGCTACAGCGGCAGGTTTGATTTCTTACACCGCTGAAAGTACCGCTAACGTCTACAAAAACAGCGGATATTTTGCGCAAAACTTTGTAGGCAGCACCGGTATCTATAACTTGCTATTAGGTGCAACAGATAGCACAGGCCGCCCAATTTTCAACGCTTATCAGCCAAACGCGGCAGCACTTGCTAACGCCGGCGGTATGGTAAGTAATAACTCTGTACGCGGTAACGTATTAGGTCTAGATCTTTATGTAGATAGATTTATGACCGCTGGAGTAGCTGATAACTCAGCATTTATTCTAGCTCCAGAGGCGTTTACTGTTTATGAAAGCCCACAGGCTTATATGAGCGTAAACGTAGTATCAAACCTACAGGTACAAGTAGCTATTTACGGCTTTATGGCAACTATTGCCAAGATCCCATACGGTATCTGCCGCCTAAATATCAGCTAATAAATAACTAATAGTCTGGCAGGGCCTTAGCCCTTTGGCTCTGCCAGACCTACAAAGAAAGGTACAAATATGCCGGCTACATACGTTACAGCTGCTACATTAAAAGCATCTTTAGGCGTTGGCACTTTGTACGATAGCTACACTTGGATAGAGGACACCTGCCAAGCTGCCCAAGATCTAATTAACGGGTTTTTATGGTTTGACTCTGCCCCGGTAGTGGGAACTGCATTAGTGAACAATGTAGCTACCGTGATGATAGCCAACCCCGGCCTGTTCACTACTGGTCAATCCGTTACTGTAGCCGGGGCTGGCGCTACTTTTAACGGCACTTATACAATTACTGGCACAGTACCGTTTAGCACAGGTACAACTAATTTATTGCCAGCGTTTAATTTACAGCTTAACTATTACCAATACCCACAGGGTTACAGCTTTATACAATATGCAAAAACGGCAGCTGACCAAAATTTTAGGCGCGTAGTACCTAGCGGCACTATGACCGGTGATGATACAAAGACGGCTACCTACGCTAATACACCTGCTATAAACGCAGCTGCACTTATGCTAGCTGAGAATATCTGGACTAGCCGTTTCAGCACACAAGCCGGCGGCGTAAGCGTAGACGGTTACAGCCCTAGCCCTTTTAAGATGAGTAATACTTTAATGGCATCTATACGCGGTTTACTAGCCCCGTATCTTTCACCTAACGCTATGGTGGGATAATGCCTACAGCCGCCATAACTACACTACGCAGTACTATAGCCGCTGCCTTAGCTAATAATGCTGTTTGGAGTACTTTTAGCTACCCGCCAAGTACCATAGTTGCTAATAGCGTAGTAGTAGCCCCGGCAGATCCTTATTTGACCCCTAGCAATAACTCACAGGCCGGCATTTCACCGTTAGCTAATTTTAAAATAATTATGACCGTGCCGATGTTTTCTAATGAAGGCAACCTACAAGGCATAGAGGACACAATAGTAGCCGTGTTTAATAAGTTGGCTGCTAGCTCTATCGTGTTTAACGTTACCGCTGTAACTGCACCTAGCGTTTTATCGTTACCTAGCGGCGACTTGCTTACAAGTGATTTACAAATATCCGTACTAACGAGCTGGAGCTAAAATGGCACTAACAGATGAGGATAAAGCGTTTCTAATCAAGATAGGGCAAGAATTGCCTAAAGAGGTTAAAGAAACAAAGAAAAAAGAAACACCCGTAGAAAAACCGACACAAGAAACAGAGGTATAACAAATGGCAATTTTCCTATCTAACGGCGTAGTAGTTACGCTGAATAGCGTGGACTTATCAGATCACGTTACTAGCGCAACTATTAACCGTAGCTTTGATGAGCTTGAAGTAACAGCTATGGGCGATACCGCGCATAAGTTTGTAAAAGGCTTGGAAGCTAGCACTATTACAATTGATTTTCTAAACGATACTGCTACAAGTGAGGTACTACAAACCCTACAAGCCGCGTGGGGCACTACTGTACCGCTTACGCTAAAGCAAACTAGCGCCGCCGTATCGGCAGCTAATCCAGAATATCAAACCACAGTATTAGTTAATAACACTACAGATATTAACGGCGCTGTTGGCGATATTTCTACACAGAGCATTACATTTACTTGTAACTCAGCTATCGTAGTAGACGTAACACCTTAACCATTAGACAAAGGGGCAAAAAATGGCAAAACTTAAAATAACAAGGGCAGACGGTAGCGTAACTGAGCATAAGATTACGCCCCGTATTGAGTATGCCTTTGAGCTGTATGCTAAAAAAGGTTTTCATAAAGCCTTTAGAGATGATGAAAAGCAAAGTGATGTTTACTGGCTTGCTTGGGAGTGTTTACGCACTAGCGGGGAAGTAGTAAAAAGTTTTGGGGCAGAGTTTCTAGAAACCTTAGCTAAAGTTGAGGTTTTAGATGATGACCCCCTGGAATAGTTGGGCGCGGTAGTTTTGGCTATCTAATTGCACAAGTTGCAGTAGAAACCGGAATACCGCCCCAATACTTGCTAGATCTAGATGATGTAATGTTTAAAAATATATTAAAGGTTTTAACAGATAAAGCTAAGGCGGTGCAAGATGCCAACAGAGTTAAAAGGCGCTATTGAAGCGCGCAAGGCATTACGCAAGTTTACGCCGGACTTATCTAAAGAATTGCAAAAAGAAATGGCAGCTTTGCTTAAACCTATAGTTACAGTTGCCCGCGGTTTTATACCTGCTACAGTTTTAAGCGGGTGGAGTAAGGCAGAGGCTAGCGATACTAAATACAGACAATTTCCTAGATTTGATGCAGCTGCCGCTAGGAGAGGCATAGGTTATAGGACAGCGCCTAGTAAAGTTAATAGAAACGGTTTTAGAGCTTTAGCCCGTATAGCTAACGTTAGCGCGGCAGGTACTATTTATGAAACCGCCGGGCGACTTAATCCACAAGGCAGACCTCAAGGGCCTATGGTAGACCGTTATTTAAATGGCGTTTATGATAAAACTACACATACCGGTAGGCAGTATTCACAAAGCCTAAACCCTAACGCGGGTAAACAGTTTATAGATGCCCTAGATGCCACGGGTAAAATAGTAGATGCCAATAACCAAACAGGGGCGGGGCGTAGGTCTAGAAAGATGAGAGGCCGGGCTATTTATAGAGCGTGGGCTGAGGACGGCGGCAAAACTAACGCAGCTGTAATTAAAGCTATAGAAAAGACCAAAATTATATTTAATAATAATTTTAAGGCGGCGGCATAATGGCTGTAGATCCACAAGTAGTAGTAAATATAGCTAGCGAGTTTACGGGCAAAAAAGCGTTTAAGGAAGCAGAAACGGCAACTAGTAAACTAAGTAAAAGTACAAAAAGTTTAGGTAAAACGTTAGTAAAAGCATTTAGCGTTACAGCTGTTTTAGCGTTTGGTAGGTCTGTAGCTAGGGCTTTTAGTGAGGCTCAAAAAGAAGCTAAGTTATTAGAAAATGCGCTTAATGCAGTTAATCTAGGTTTTGCTGCGCCATTTATTAACCAGTACATAGATAAATTGGCTTTAGCTACAGGCAAAGCCGGCGGTGATCTTACTAACGCGTTTGTAGCTTTATCACAAGCTACCAATGATGCAACTACAGCGCAAAAACTATTACAAACGGCTTTAGATGTAAGCGCTGCAACAGGCAAAGATTTACAAAGCGTAAGCGTAGCTTTAGGCCGGGCGTTTAAGGGTGAAACTACAGCTTTAACTAGATTAAGAATTGGCTATAGCACGGCTGAATTACAGGCTATGGATTTTAACGAATTGCTACAAGATTTACAGAATAAGTTTAGAGGTGCAGGTGCTAACGCTGCCGATACATACGCAGGTAAATTAGCAAGAATAGGTGAAGCCGCAGATTTAGCTAAAGAAAAAATAGGTGAAGGTTTTATAGATAGCTTGGAAGAGTCTGGCGTTAGCGTTGAAGAGTTTCAGACTATGATTATAGATTTAGGCACACAGATAGGTAGGGCTTTAGGTAAGGCAGTTACAAGTTTTGAAAAGTTTGAAGCTAAAATAGAAGAGTTAAAGAAAAACCCATTTCTAAAGTTATTGCTAAAAGGTTTAGATGCACTTGTTGGCTTGGACCCTATTACCGGTACAGCTGCCGATATGCAAGACAAAACAAACAAAGCCCGTAAAAAAGCGGCAGAGGCATACGCTAAAGAGCTAAATAACCGTGCAACGTTGCTTAAAATATCTAAGGCTGAGGCGCTAGCAAGTAAGAAAAAACTAGACGAACTTAAAAAAATGACTAAAGAAAAGAAAGACCAATTAGCCCTAGATAAAGCTGCCTTAGCTTTAGGCAAAGGTGAAAATATATTTGACTTAGACAAAATACAGGTACAGGCAGCGTTATTAGCTAAGCAAGATGAAATAAACAAACTAGGCGCAAACGCTACAGATCAGCAAAAATTACAATTAGCCAATGACTTAACCCGCCTATCTATTAAAAAAACTATGGCAGAGCTAGAGGAAGCTATAGCCGCTAAAGATGTAGAGGCTGCTACGCGCCTTGCTAAAAAACTTAATATAGATTTAGCGATACTAGGCGCTCTGCAAGGCCAAGAGTTTAAATTACAAGATATAAACGATATTTTAGATAAGTTTAAGCCTAAAGCGCTTATAGATATACAAAACCTTAATGAAGCCTTAGCGCTGTTAATGAAAATGGCAGGACTAAAAATATCGCCTATAGTTACCGGTGCTGGAGCTGGCGGCGGCGGCGGTGGCGGCGGTGGCGGCGGTGGCGGCGGTGGCGGTGGCGGCGGTGGCGGCGACGGTGGCAACGGTGAAAGTGGGGATAGGTTAGTACCTAACCCATTTAACCCAGAGTCAGCACTTATACCTACAAGTAAAATAGCTGATGAAATAGCTACATTAACTAGCTTGCGTTTAGCTACTAGCACGGGTACGGGTATTAACTTTTTATTAAAAGAGCAGATAGATACGCTTACAGATGCATTAAGTACTAACGCCCTTAATGCGCTAGGTGATGAGCAAGCAAGATTAAGAGCTATGGGCATATTTGATACACCGGGTATAGGCGCGGGCTCTACCTTTGATCCTGCCCGTTTCCGTATGGCAGATAACATAACAGTAAACGTAAATGCAGGTGTAGTAGGTAGTGAGGACACAATAAGCCTAGCCGTGCAAAGAGCTATATTAGATTTAGAGCGTAAGGGCGACCCGTTGCGTTACACCGGTGGGCTATGACCCTGCCAGTTATAAACGCTATTATTAACTTTAGTACTGGCCCTAGTTTTGCCCAAGCTATGATTTTAGGTGAAGGCATATTAGGTACAAACATATTAAGCGACAGCGCGGCAGTAATTGTAGATGTATCTGACGTAGTAGATACAATACAAACTAACAGAGGCCGTAACCCACAGGCCGACCAATTCCAAACAGGTACACTAACTTTAAGAATAGTAGACCAAAACGGTGATTTTAACCCACAAAACCCTAACAGCCCTTATTTTGGCTTGCTAGATCCAATGCGTAAGGTAGCTATATCAGCTACTTACAGCGGTGTTACTTACCCTATCTTTAGCGGCTTTATCACTAGCTATAACACTACTACGCCTAAAAATGCGTTAGACGTTGTTTATACCACAATAACGGCGGTAGATGCGTTTAGACTTGCCCAAAATGCACAAATAGCTACAGTAACAGGGGCTACCGCGGGCG